GAAGATAGAAAAAAGTTTGATATTGATTTACAATATGGAACTATCCGAGAAGATAAAATAGCTGATTTATTTACTAACAAAAAGATAGAAGTAAAATCAGAAAAAGATATATGGCAGACAACAGGTAACATAGCGATTGAGTATCAGTCCTATAATAAACCATCTGGAATAAAGGCAACTGAATCAGATTACTGGTTCCACAATCTTTGTATCGGTGATGAAGAGTACTGCACATTAGTATTTAAAACAGATGTTCTTAGAAAGATTGTAGAACAACTTGATACATTTAAATCAGTAAGTGGCGGTGACCACAATGCCAGTAGAATGTTCTTAGTTAATTTACAAAAACTATTTTCTACAGATGTCATAAAAGCATTTAAGGAGTTAGACAATGCCGAGAAAGAAAAAGAAAAATCTTGATACGTTAATAGAAGATATCTACTCAGTCGTTGGTGAATTGGGTGAAGGTAAACCTATTGATGTAAGTGAAGAGGACTTAGACAAGTTTGGTGTGTTTATGCGACAAGCATTAAAAGATTGGTTAACTCCTAGAGCTAATCAAAAACCAACACTGCGTATGTCTAATATTGGTAGACCACAAAGGCAACTTTGGTTTGATATGAAAAGAGATAGTTATGGTGGAGGAGTATCACCACCAACTATGATTAAGTTTTTATACGGTCACATACTTGAAAGGGTTGTGTTGTTCTTAACAGAACTTGCCGGTCATGAAGTTACTGATGAACAAAAAGAAATAAAAGTCAATGGCATACTAGGACATATGGATTGTAAGATAGATGGAGAGGTTATTGATATTAAATCTGCCTCTGGTTTTGCATTTCAAAAGTTTGCTAATGGCACTTTGGCAGAGTCAGATGCATTTGGGTATATGGCTCAACTATCTGGTTATGAACATGCAGAGGGTACAAATAAAGGAGGATTTGTTGCTATCAATAAAGAGAACGGAGAACTTGCATTATTTCGACCAGAAGAGCTTGACAAAATAAATATAGAAACTAAAATTAAAACAGTCAAAAAAATAATTAAGTCGGACTCTCCACCTGAACTTTGTTATCAACCAATAGCCGATGGTGCTTCTGGAAACATGAAGCTCCCTAGAGAGTGTAATTGGTGTCCACATAAATTTGAATGTCATAAAGACTCAAACGATGGTAAAGGTCTTCGTGTATTTCAGTATGCGAAAGGACTTACTTATTTAACTAAAGTAGAAAAGCTACCGAAGGTAGAAGAAATAACGGAGAAGTTTGTATGATGATTTGGAGTGACCAAGAAGTTAAAGAAGAAATAAAAGAAGACGTAGTAAATAAACCTAAACATTACAATCAAGGTGATATTGAATGCATCGATGCTATTGAAGCTATGTTATCTCATGAGGAGTTTGTCGGGTATCTACGTGGGAACTCATTGAAATATAGATGGAGATTTCCTTATAAGAATAATATAGAGGACCTACGTAAAGCCGAGTGGTATGAAAATAGATTACTTAAAGTATTGGAGGAAAAAGTAAATGGTAGATAAGAAAGGAGAAGTGCCTTATCTAGGAATAATTATTGATTATGATAAAGATAAAAAGCTTGATAAATTTAGCAGAGATACAATCAAAGATAGATATTTATGGGAAGATGAAGAAAGCCCTCAAGAAGCATTTGCTCGTGCCTCTGTCTATGTTAGTACATACAAAGGCGAAACAGATTATGAAATGGCTCAAAGAATATATGACTATTCGTCTAATCATTGGTTTATGTTTAGTACACCTATTCTTTCTAACGGTGGCACTACTAGAGGTTTACCTATTAGTTGCTTCTTAAATCATGTACCTGATAGTAGGCATGGTTTATCAGCTCACTACGATGAAAACATTTGGTTAGCTAGTTCCGGTGGCGGTATTGGCGGCTACTGGGGAGAGGTAAGAAGTGATGGTGTTTCTACTTCTAATGGTAGTAAGTCAACTGGGTCTATACCTTTTATGCATGTTGTTGACTCTCAGATGTTAGCTTTTAATCAAGGCACAACAAGACGTGGTAGTTATGCAGCTTATCTAGATATATCGCATCCAGAGATTGAAGAGTTTATGATAATGAGAAAAGAGTCTGGTGGTGATGTTAATAGAAAATGTTTAAACTTACATCATGGTATTAATATTACTAATGCATTTTTAGATGCTATTCGTAATGATGATGACTGGCGATTGATTGACCCTAAATCTGGTGATGCAGTCAAGATAGTAAAAGCGAGGGAGCTGTGGTCAAAAATATTAGAAGCTCGTGCAGAAACAGGCGAACCTTATCTAGTAAATATAGATACTTGTAACGACCACCTCCCCAAAGAACAAAAAGAATTAGGTCTAGAAGTTAAACAAAGTAACTTATGTTCAGAAATAACATTACCTACTAACGAAGAAAGAACTGCTGTGTGTTGTTTGTCAAGTGTAAATCTTGAGTACTATGACGAGTGGTCCAAAGATAATCTGTTCATAGAAGACTTAATAACTATGCTTGACAATGTTTTACAGCATTTTATAGATAATGCAGTCGATACTGTACAACTTGGAGAATACAATGCAAACTTTAAAAGATTTAAAAACTACATTAAGGAAGGTAAAGAAGGATTTACAAGAGCAGCTTACTCAGCATACAGAGAAAGGTCTGTTGGTCTTGGAGCAATGGGCTTCCATGCTTACCTCCAAAGTAAAGACATTCCGTTTGAAGGTCTATTCGCTACTAGTTTTAACTATAAAGCGTTTAAGCACATTAAAGAATCTGCGGTGGCAGCATCTAAAAAATTGGCTGATAGTAGGGGTGAAGCTCCTGACGTTTCTAACTCTGGTCTTCGTAATTCTCATCTTCTTGCTGTTGCCCCTAATGCTAGTAGTAGTATCATATGCGGTGGTACGTCACCGTCAATAGAACCTTTTAGGGCTAATGTTTATACACATAAAACTTTATCTGGAAGTTATAAAGTAAAAAATAAATATTTAGAAAAATTAGTAAATAAAAAAGTAAAAGATTCTAAAAAGAAAGAAAAACTTTGGCAAGAAATTAGTATAGCTCAAGGTTCAATACAGGGTATAAAGCTATTTTCTGACAAAGAAAAGGAAATATTTAAGACTGCCAATGAAATTAATCAAATCTGGGTGGTAGAACACGCATATAAGCGTCAAGAATTTATATGTCAGGCTCAGTCAGTCAATTTATTTTTTGTGCCTCCAGACTCCTCTATGGAGCAGGAAACGCATGATGAGTATTTACAGTATGTAAGTGATGTTCACTGGTATGCAATGAATACACTTAAATCACTGTATTATTTTAGGTCTGATGCAGCAAAAGCAGCAGAGAATGTTAATATTAAAGTTCCACGAATTAAGTTAGATGAGGTGGAATGTATCGCTTGTGAGGGATAATTATGAGTATGTATGTAGGAAGTAAGTTGTATGAAGCTTTAAAAGCTAAATACGAAGCTCAGATTATGGAAGCAAAAGCTAACTTAGAAAACTATTTAGACAACAGAGTAGGTGTTGCAGAACACCCTAATGTTGTTGAGTCGGCAGATGCTTTAGTAGAACAGTTAGCTGCAGCAGAAGATAAATTGAGAACTTTAAAACAAAATTATTAGGAGATAGTATGAGCTTATTAAGCACTAGAGATTATTACAAACCATTCGATTATAGTTGGATGTTTGAATATTATGATTTACAAAACAGAATGCACTGGCACCCTATGTCTGTACCTTTGCATAATGATGTAAAAGATTGGAATGAAAGAGTCACAGATTCTGAAAAGAATTTATTAACACAAATATTTAGATTGTTTACTCAGTCTGATGTAGATGTGGCTTCTGGGTATGTTGAAAGATACATGCAGCTATTTAAATTACCGGAAGCAAGAATGATGATGTTATCCTTTGGTAACATGGAAGCTATTCACCAACATGCTTACAGTTTGCTATTGGATACTGTAGGTATGCCTGAAATAGAATACAAAGCATTTGCTGAGTACGAAGAAATGTCTAAAAAGCATGATTACATTACAGAGTTAAAGACATTAAAGACTGATAAAAGAACTATAGCAAAAGCCTTAGCAGTCTATTCAGCTTTCACCGAAGGATTACAATTGTTTAGTAGCTTTGCAATCTTAATGAACTTTCAAAGATTTGGTAAGATGAAAGGCATGTGTCAGATTGTAGCTTACTCTATTAAAGATGAAAGCTTACACGTAGAAGCAATGACTAAACTATTCAGAGAATTTATTAAAGAGAATATCGACATATGGACAGATGACTTCAAAAAAGAAATCTATCAAATATGTAGAGATATGGTAAAACTTGAAGAAAAGTTTTTAGACTTAGTATTTGAGATGGGAGATATTGAAGGGCTAACTAAAGAGGAAATGTATGCATACAATAAGTACATTGCCGACAGAAGATTGTTACAGTTGGGATTAAAACCTAACTACAAACAAAAAGACAATCCTTTGACTTGGTTAGATGATGTGTTAGGTGTGGAGCACCAGAACTTTTTTGAAGGTAGGGCAACGTCATATCAAAAAGCCGGACTCAGAGGTGATTATGGAAAATTAACCTTTGCAGGATTTGATAATGAAAGCGAGACGAAATGAAGCAAAACTTTTAAGTTATACTCTACTGTATGACAGGTCAGGAAAACTTGTCACAGAAAGAACTTCTACAGATATTAAAGAACTTAAAAAATATTTTACACTTGAAGAATACGAAACTCTCAAAACTATTATGAGAGAAGCTACTCAACAATTAGATACTGTTCATAATCATATAGAAGCATGTTTAAATGCTAGAATTATGAATAGTAAATAATTAGAATGAGTTGAATACGGTGTAAAAGTAAGCCACTAAAAACCAGAAACTAAAACATAAAATACAGATTTCTTCTGTACCCCTTCCCATTTTTCCTCCTTGTGGGGAATTGTTAATCTTTACGTTTGTCTTTTTGCTGTGCCTTGGCAATCTTATCTTTCTCAATAAGTTGCGGTGCTCCAAGGGCAGTTTTAAGAAAAACCTCCTGTCGTATGATTTCATTATCGACTGAACGTACTCGGTCTATGAGAGAAACAAGAATGTTCATCTGCGAATCCAGTTTAGCATCCAGTCTTTTTTCAACAGCAGTTAGACTCTCATTGATTTTGTCATCAACGACATCTATCTTCTGTTCCATTCCATTAATAATTTTGTTTAGTAGCTTCCATACGAAAAAGCCCAGTCCTAATGTCATAGCAATAGGAAAGCCAACATCATTTATTAATGTAACAATTTCATTCATCTTCTTCTGATTCTTCCCAGATATTCAGGGATTGGTCAACTATGTCTTGTATAGTCTTAGGTCTCTCCACTAGTTACCTTTTGTAACCTTTTGTATTTTTTCTACAGACCTCAAACCTGCCATTCCGAGCATCGCCATCAATATTGTAGATAATTGAGTAAAGTCAAACTCTGGTAAAGCAACTTGAATACCAGCTATACCGACAGCAAATTGAATCATAGGTGCAAGGATAAAGTGATACATCATGGCTAGACTACATACCCAACCAACTGAGGGTCTCCATCCTGCGACAAACCAATTTTTACTTGCAGCTTCTACTTTGTTAACTTCTATTTGTGCAAGGTTGGCGGTTTGTAATTGTGTCTTGAGTTCATGCTCAAGTTGCATTTTTAAGTTTTTATCTGCAACGAATTTACCAAGTACTTTACCTGCTATTCCCACTACAGAGTTAGTTATTGGGTCAGCCATCTGTGTCCTCCTTTGTAAAATCTAAACTTCTTTCTAGTGTTTGATGTACTAAGTCTATGATGTGCTCAGATAGTTCATCAGCTTTGTTCTGATAGTTTTTATCTAAGGCTCTAGTAAAATGCATGTCTAATAAACTTTCATAGACATTTCTAAATTGTTCTCTCTTTAACCAAGGCTCGTTACCTTTAGCTCTAGCTTTACAATCTATCTTGTAAGCTTCATCAAGGTCTGATTCTCTATATAAAACTAGCATTAGTAACTCCAGATACGAGGAGAAGGTCTTGTGTCATCCATGTCTAAGTGGATAAATCTAGCACCAACATCGCCCTTCTGAGAAACACCTATTCTTTTAATACCAAATCGTAGGGCTACTTCAACAACTTTGTAAGCTTGTTCCATATGTACAAGTATGTCTACAGCTTTACCAGAAGCATGTGCTCCGGGTCGAGACTTCTTAGCTTCTATAGGATGTTTAGGAGAACGATAAGCACTTGTAATAACAAATGCAAAACCACATTCTTCTCTAATCTCAT